TTATTTCTTAAGAAATATTACAAACACGCTGTTGGTAAAAATTGGAAATATTGGACAAATCATTGTAAAGGTTATGGATTTGGCGAATATTGGAAACACATTGGTATGGTTATAGAAAAGTACGAATTATGGCGTTATGATGAATTGATTATTAAACATCAAATTAATCAAAGTTATGATTTGTTATGTGATTCTTCTCTTAATTTATCTAAATGATGTTTATATAAAAGTATTGTAAGATGGTATGACCCCAGTATTAAAACACAATAAATCTCGAACCACAACATACCTGAATACAACAATACAAATATTGACATATAATAAAGAATACCAAAAAATTGGAATCTTTTTAATGTCATAAGAGGATAGGAACAAGAGAGAAAGAAAAGACCTGCAATAATATTATGTGTTGTTGGGTATAGGTCTAAAGAAAACGCAGTCAGAAGTAATAACAGAATCGAAGGTACCAACCATTTGTCTGTACTAAAGAAGAAGTAACTTGTGGCTGCGTTTATTATTATGAACATTGGTTGAAGTGGTGTTCTCCAATAACTTGATAAAGACCATAATTCACCACATATTGACAAAAGAATAAATGGTTGTATTATTGATAGTATAATAACACTAAGTTTTATATAAAACTCATATTTTTTGATAAAAAACATAAAATACAAAAATGACTGAAGAACAAAAAGCTCAAATTTATGGTAGTTTACTAAATGAACATACCAAATTATTTAATGAAATAAATAGAATAAAAGGTGAAAGTTTGGAGTTGTCTAATCAACAAAAACAAAGAATTAATGATTTGGAACGAAGACAAGTACAAATTATGGAACAGGTTAAAAGATTATTGAGTTAGATATATATTTATATTTAAAAACAATATGTCATACAGAAAAACAAAACTCATACAAGAAAGAAATGTTTTAATTGAAAAAAATAGATTAATGGAACAAGGTGTTGTAACAACAACAACCACTAAAAAGTTGGATAAAAAAACATATGAGAACTTATCGTTATGTTCGAGTGTTAAAAATCCACCTAATCCTACTGAAATTAAAACAGAATTCGGAGTTGTACTACAAGACCCTTCAGGTAAAGTACCTTATTGTCGAAAAGAATAATTTTATACTATACCTGAGGCTTCTTTATCAATGAGAGCTTTTACCTTTTCGTTTGCTTTAGCCCATGCACCACCACCTAATCTTCTGTCTCTATCGTTTTTAGCGATTTTGACTAATTCCTTCTCTGATTTGCCTTCATCAACACCTTTATTAATACTTTTTGCAAAATCTTTGAAGAAACCAGGACCATTCCACGTGGCGTATGAGAAGTGTAATAATAATGGATTACTATTATTTACAATATTTCTTGCTTTTTCAGATAAATAATTTTTTGAATTTTTATCAAACAAACTTTTCATAGTTTTTACTGCTAAATCAAGTAATTGATTTTTAATTTCACCACCCCTATAATTCCAAGTCCATTTTTTACAAAAATTATCCATACCCATCTTTTCTTTTTGGTCATCAATCAACTGAAAGAATTTTTTTCCATCTGAGGATATATCTTCAATCTTACCTGCTTCTCTATCCAATCCGAACATTGTTTCACCTGACCTACTATACATTCCTGTTTTACGAGGATGTTTTGAACCTGGATAACCAGCACATTCAGGATTCCAATAACCGCCTTCAAAATTTTCAATAACCTTTTTTGTTATGTCATAAAAATCGCCTTTACCACTTGATTTATACGGAGTAGTTTTATCATCGATTTCAGTATCTGATTCGGTATCTTTATTATCGGCATCAGGTGAAATTTTACCACTTCTATAATCATCTAGTTTTTTCATTGCGGTTTTAAAAATAATATCTAAAGGATTTATTTCTTGTTCAATTATTTTATACAAACTTTTGATTCTATTTTTCTCATTTTCTGAGATTATCATTCTTCTTGACATAATTTAATATTTTTACACAAAGTTTTTAAAGTCACTAAAAAATTGACTTGGCATATCGGCATGTTTAACATTTCTTCGTACCTCAGGTTGAGTCGACTCTAAGTTTTTTAATCTTTCACCATGTTTTCTAAATTGCCCCGACCAATTTTCTTGTCTTGATATCATTTTGATGTTTGAGGGTAATTCACCATTAAAATTAGAACCAACAAATTGAGTTGCAAAATCAGGTACAACTGGGTCAATTAAACCCACCTTATAACCTTTAGTTGCTGCCTCCCAAGCATTTTTACCACCAGCTGAAAATCCACTTACTGAAGTTATTTTAGCCTTAGGGTCTTGTAATTTAATCTGATTCAAAACATTGTCCAATGAATTTTCAAAATTACTATAAACTACATTTTTGTCTGAAAGTATTTTTGAACCTTTATCAAACATAAACTGAGCACCATATGAACTACTTGGTGAACCACCGAAAACAATTGCATAATTTGATGTATTATTATTTTTATCAACAATGATACCCCCCTTAGACATTTGTTTATCAAATCTTTTTTCTTCTTTTTTTGATGGCATTTTTGGAATCGTGCCAATACCACCTTTATCTGTCACAGGAAAATTGAATTCTATGTGAACAGCGTTATTATTCTTTTCTCTTAGAACCTTTCTTATCCCAGAGTTTGGGGTTTTCATTAATTTTTCTGCGGCACTTGCAAATTGTTCACTATATGGTGCAACATCGATAGCAAATCCAGGTATATGGTTACTTAAAACTTTACCTCTTTTTTTATCTCTATCTTCTAAAAAATCAGCATATTGTTTTTGTGTTAATTCACCTGACATATATTTATCCCAAACATTTACCACATCTTGTCCATACCAAGATGCTATATTTGACCTACTATTTTGTTTATTAACTCTCGCTTGGTCTTCATACGTTCTTAAAGTACTTGTAACTTTCAAATTTGATGTATTTGCTTGAGCAAAAATACTTTTAAGTAACAATTCAGAGGGTGAATTTAATTTTATTGCTGATGGTCCGTAAGTAATTTTAAAAGATTCAGCATTTGGATGTACAAAAAATTCTCCAGGTTCGAAACTTGATACTAATGAAGAATCATATTCACTACTATCGGATGTTGAATCAGATGTTGTCATATCTTCAGGGTCAATTTCACCTCTTCTAAATTTTTCTAATTTATCTAATGCTGTACTAAAAATAATGTCTAAAGGAGATTTTCCTTGTTCATTAATTTTGTATAGACCTTTTATATGTTTTTTTTCTTCTTCAGAAATGACAATTTTTTTCACAACACTTTTTTAAATAAATATCAATAATTCATTGTTTATTTTAATTATAATAAATGATATTTATAGATATGAAAGTCAAAATTGTATTTAAAGACGATAAAAAAAAGACCACACATAAGTTGTATTTGGAGTTTATTAAATTCATTCAAAAGAATTACCCTTTAAAATACGACTTGACTATTGAATTACTTGGTGAAAGGGAAGGTGTAATGACTACTGGGTCTAGGAACACCAATCATACCTTGAAAGTATTAACATCAGGTAGGATGAATCGAGATATATTGAGAACATTAGCTCATGAATGGATTCATGAATATCAAATGACAATTTTGGGAAGAGAAAGAGGACCTGACATTGGTGGAATTAATGAGGATGAGGCTAACGCATATTCAGCAAGATTAATAAAGTTGTTTGAGAAAGAGTTCCCAAATGATGAAAAGTATATGTATGAATAAAAAAAAGGTATTTCCTAAGAAATACCCATAACTTCCAAATCAAAGATTAATTTTTTTCCTGCAAGAGGATGGTTAGCATCCAAAGTTACTGAATCATCAGTCACTTCAATTACTTTTACAATAATCGGTCCATTAGGTGTGTTTCCTTGGAGGGTTTCACCAACTTGTATTGTTTCAGGTACTTGACTCTTGGATACTATTGTAATCATTTCTGATTGATAATTGCCATAGGCATTCTCAGGTTCAATTTCGATTGTTTTTGTCTCACCAACTACCATATCAATTAAACCATCCTCAAAACCTGAAATGAGTTGACCTTGACCTAATGTTGATGTTAATGGTTCACGTCCCTCATTAAGTGAAGAATCAAAGATTGTCCCATCTTCCAATCTTCCTGTATAATTGACTATAACGGTGTCACCTACTTGAATTTTTTTCATTTTAAATTGTAATGTTTTATTGAATGAATAATAATCACATTAATTTAAAATGTCAAATCAAAAGATATTTGTAGCATAAAATTTTTATCATAAAATCCCAAATACTTCCAAGATTCTTCAAATAGATAATTTAAACCTGTTTCACCTATGTCTTCATACAACTTAACATCTCCGATTTTTAACTTACAACTAATCACGTGAATTTTATTATTTGTACTGAATATAATGTTAGTTATTTCTACATCACTACCTATACCATAAAGAAGCTCTAAATCCTTTTTGAAAACTTTATTCAATAAAATCCATAATCCTTTCTTCATTTGATTAAAATAAGTAAATTTGTTATAATCATCAATATTTATATAAATATGAAAAGAATAGTACTTACAGAAGAAGAAAAAGAGGATATACTTGCCAAATACACAGAAGCTGACGATAAAGTTTTAGTTTATTTGAGGAGAAATTTTCCAGTCAATGAAGTTCCAACAGAATTTCAGGAATACTTTGGTAAATATAGGATTTTAGTTGATGACAAGTCAGTTCCTGTAAGAGGTAACTTTAAAAAGTTGATTGATAAAATTGATAATTTACTTGTTGATGTATTTGCGGATGTGGACGACAAAAAAAGAAGACAAACAATAAAAAAATATGTAAAATATTTTGAGGATTAGATTATAAAACTTATCTTTGTCTGAGAAATATTTGTTCACCCAATAAAATAAATCGAAATGACAAAGCACGAGTTACTAAATCAATACACTTGGGTTATGAAAGTTCTTGATTCTTGTCAGAACGAAGAACAAGTGAGAACAACTGAAAGATTGTTCGAGTTGTATGTCAAAAAATGGAACAAAGAATTAACTGACAAACAGATGGGGCAACTTAGTTCCAATTTCGAAAAAGAAAAAAAAGGTAAACTTTCTAAAACACGAAAAAAGAAAGGGAACTTTCTTTCAAACATTTCACAATTTTTCTTATTTTAATCAAAACAAAAATTTATGGCTTACGGATATACTTGGTATGATGAATTGCGAATATTCCTATTCAAAGATTTACCTAACTTTTTAAAAAACATTTGGAGATTTAGAAAAGCCCTATGGAATCATCACTGGTGGGATTATAATGGGACTTTGAGGTTCATTGAGATATCTACTGAACATATGGCTAAAAACCTCAAGGTGAAAGGAAATGAGGTAGAAAAACCACGATTCAAGAAAGTTGATAAAATGAACAGAGTTGTTGAAATCCTAAAGAATATCCGTGAGGACAGATACTTTGACATCGTTGAAAAAGAATTGGGTAGAGGTTACAATACCAGTAAAATCGAATTTGTTCCTTGTGAGGATAAACCTGATTATTTTGAACTAGTTGACTATGATTCTGATGAAGAAAAAGAATTCAACAACAAATATTTCAATAGGGTTACTGAGCTTGAAAATGAAGAATGGAATGAATTGTGGGAAATATTGAAGGGACAAGACTACGATAAGTTCGACAAGGAAAAAGATTGGGATGACCAATTTGATGGTTCTGGTATGAGAGGTTGGTGGGATTAAATTTTCTAAAACTTTTTTTTTGAGTATATATAATTTATTTATAAACATATAATATTAGTAAGTATGAAAAATTTAATTTTATTTTTCTTGTTCGTTTTTACATCCCAAAATATTAATTCTCAATCAAGAATACCTAATTCTGAACCAACATGGGATTCATTAGAATTAGAAGGACTCAAAGAAATTGGTTTTTATTTTAATAAAACTGATTTAATTGATAGTAGAATAGACACTTTGGATTCTAACATAAAACAAATACGTACACTCGATGATGATAGAATAATTGAGGAACAAAATAATTTAATTACTTTTTATGAATATGAAAATCTATTGGTGCTTAATAGTAATTCTGATATCGAAAAAAAATTTTTATTTTTAACCTTTTTGTATGAAGAGGGAACTCCTTATCATAGCTCAAGACATTTTTTATCGGATAAAGGTGAAAGAATCGTAATAGAATATAAATCAAAGAACTCATCAGAAAAAAAGATGTTTTTTGTGTCTATATATTATAGTCAAAAGAATGATTATTTAGTAACACACTTCGATTAAATAAAAAAAAACGAACTTAGTTTAAGTTCGTTTTTTTTATAATAATTATCCTTTTTTTTTATTTACCACCAGAACCTTTTACACAATTTACAAAAGCCCCAACTTTAGCTAAAGCAACAGCCATATCTTTATCCTCTTCTTTGTTGCCAAAATTAACAGAAGTTACACATGCAAATGCTGTCTTATTTGCTTTTAATGTTTCTGTACCAAATTGTACATTAGGGTTACTTTTTATGTAACTTTCAAGAGCACTACAATTTTGAATAAGCAAATCTCTATATGGTTTCTTTTGGCCTTCTTTGAAATTAGGACCTAAGTTCATCATACCCTCTAAATGAGATTGTAATGGTTCCATACAACTTGTTGCTTGTTCACTGATTACTCTTTTTACTAATTTAACTAAATCACTTTCAGTTAATCTTACAGTTCTTCTCATAATTTATTTTTTAATTTTTTTTATTTTCTATTATTTTATAATAAATATGTTTATCTTGTAAAAAAAAACGATGAGATTATGAGAACAAGTATTTTATTCCTTTCATTTTTGGTTTCCACATCTATTTTTTGTCAAGTTACAATGATGGTAGGTGATTTAACATTACCATCTAAATCAATTGACACAATTTCTGATGTTACTAATGGTATCATAAGAACTAACAAATTGTACATTGCTGAAGGTAATGATGTTAATAAAAACAAACATTACTTCGATGGTGATGATATTATGTTTGTTGATGCCCAAAAATATGTAACTGAGGTTAATTCTGTTTTTTCAATTGACAATCATTCAAAACCTAGTTTCATTTCTTTCAATACCACAAGATTAAAAATTGACTTGAATCAAAAGGTAAATTATTCTTTGAATTACATTCCTTTTTCTATTTTCTACGTTGATAGTATTGTTGAGTACAAAACAAAGTATGATTTTAGAGTGGAGTTGATTTACAATGGTAGATTAGTTGAGTCTGTTGAAGTTCACTTTGATAGAATAACTGATAAAAGTTACACATTAGCTATGACTTGGTTCAATTCACTATCCTCAGAAGAAAAGATGAATATCAATAGTAATGACAAGGATGATGTATTAGCCGCTTGGATTGATAGAACATTTATGAGTTACTTATCTAAATCACTTCCAAACAAAGACTATTGTAAAACTCTAATCAAGAATGAAAAGTTTTCATTTAACTACACTAATAAGGTTTACTACACAGACTTCCAAGACAAGGAATGGTAAAAAAAAACACTACGTAAGTAGTGTTTTTATATTTTAAGCAAGTTCTACACCTCCAGGATTTGGTGAATAAACCACAACAACAAGTTTACTTATTTTAGGATTTAGTTTGTTCATTCCCCCAATACCGCCTTTATCAATTTCGTTTTTAATTCTTGGACTCGCCTTAAACAATGATTCTAAAGAAGGTATAAAAATGTTATTCTGTTTTATTCCATTTTTTACAAATTCCAAATATTGTTGTCCAATCATATCACGGAATGTTTCATATTTAGAATCCAATTGGTCATCACCTGTATCATCAACTTGTAATGTTAGATACACTTGCATTTTATCACCAAAGTAAGCTTGACCATATTTTTCAACGTTAGAAAATTTACCTAAATCAAGTCCTTGAACACCCTTTTTTTCAAACTCAGTCTTGAAGTTTCCGAATGCTTTTCTGAAACTTTCTACAGCTCTCATAATATTATTTAATTCATCTCTAGTCATAGATGGTACTGAATTAACAAATGTCATAACGTTGTTTGGGTTCAGATTTCCTGACAAACCTAATCCTGAAGAAAGGTCACCAATCAATTTATTAAACTCATTACTAATTGTGTAAAAAGTAGGTCCTACATTTGGTTCGTCAACTGGTCTCCCTTGGTCTAAAGGTTGTCCATTTATTGTTAGTTTTCCTGCAAGACTATTTAGGTTCATAGTCAAAACGGAGTTCAAATAAGACTTCAGACTTTCTGATTCATCTTTAATAAAAAAATGAACACCATTTTCAATACCTGCAACATTGATAGGTTGTTTGGTAATTTGAGGTGATGGTATGTTACCAAGGGTTCTATCGAAGGTTATTGTTGCACTTTGTACATCTGGTCTTATTGGAAATAGACCTTTGAAAGAATATGGGACACTATTTTTAAGGTAATTTCCTGCTTTGTTTTCATCACTTACTTGTTCTGAGATTACTCTCTTAACAATTTTGTATAAATCATTTTCTGTTAATCTAATAATTGTTTTCATTTTTGTATTTTTTATTCATAAATATCTTTATATTTGTATTAAAATAAAGACAATACAACAATTATGAAAATAACATTTATATCTGACACACACAACAAACACAAGTTTGTTACTGATGATTTACCTGGTGGTGATTTGTTAATCCATGCTGGTGATATATCTTCTATGGGTTATGAACACGAAATTCGTGAGTTCTGTAAATGGTACAATAGTTTGGACAATTACACTCACAAAGTATTCATTGCGGGTAACCACGATTGGGGATTCCAAATCAATACTGAGAAAGTAAAAGAAATCTTGGACTTCTATAGTGACATAACATATATAGAAGATAATGAAGTATTGGTGGGTGAAAAACTTGTAAGTGTTTATGGTAGTCCTTGGCAACCTGAGTTTTATAATTGGGCATTCAATCTTCCAAGGAATGGTTATGAGTTAAAAGAAAAGTGGGGTAACATTCCAAATAATACAGACATATTAATTACTCACGGACCTGCTTATGGTTATGTTGATAAAGTAATTGGTAGACCTGAAAATCTTGGTTGTGAATTATTGACTGATAGAATCAAAGAAATTAAACCAAAGATTCATGTGTGTGGACACATTCACACAGGATATGGTTACACATTTGATGGTGACACTCACTACATTAATGCCGCAGTATTAAATGAAAGTTATAATTACCATCACAAACCACTTACAATCGAATGGAATCCTGAGACAAACGAAATTGAGTTCTTATAATAAAAAACCCCACCTAAAAAGTGGGGTTTAATTTTTTTAAGCTAAAAGTAATTTTTCGAATCTTTTGAACTCGTGTTTTCTGTGGTCTAAACCATTGAATCCACCATTTACTCTTCTACTTACTTCTGTTACAACATCTTCACCAGTACCACGGTCGCAAACAGACCAAAGATTGTTACTATTGAAAAAGAATGCTGCGGAAGTTAAAGGGTATTTCGTTGCAACTAAGTCTGGATTTGTTACTAAATCTTCACCTAAAAACTCACCAAATTTTTTGAAGTTGTCTTTTCCTGTCAACTGTATAAAACCTGCTCCACGATATTTCCAACCTTCTTTAGTTGTTTCATCACCATTACCCAATCTACTTCCATAAACACGAGATGCAATTTTCTCAGGTTTATAAGCGTAAGATTCAGCTAAGTTACCAGGAAAATACTTTGGAAAAATTTTCATCAAACCATCCTTTGAGTAATTAAGATTCTCATTAACAGCTTTGAAGTTACCTGATTCTGTTGAACATTGTGCTAAAAAGTGTGTCAATCTCAAATTCGTGATAATACCGAACTTTTCACCATTGGCATTAATTTCATTGATTACTGAATCAGGAATTTGTCCTTTAAGTTTGTCCAATTTTAATGTCTCTTTTTCGACTTTTGGAAGAGATACCCCCATTTTCTCAAGTGTTGCAGGACCTGCAATACCATCAGCAACTAAACCATTTTTAGTTTGCCATTCTTTAAGTGCTTTGTCAGTACCAGGACCGAATGCACCATCGGCAGTAACGCCTAATTTTGTTTGGAGTTGTTTAACTAATTCTCCTTGTGAACCGATTTTTAACATAGTTTTATAGTTTTTTTTATAAATACCAATTAACTAGGTTCAGTTAGTATTTATATAAAAAAAAGTTATCAATTATGTCAATCAAGGTTAAAATTTCTATTTACTTTTCAGTTTTAATTATGTCAATTTTCTTTATAATGAAGATGATTTCATTATTTTTTATAAATGACGCACTACAATTAATCAAAATAATTGAATTATCTTGTTTTATTGTTTTTTTACCATTCTTTTCAATCTTGGTAAAAGAATATACTAATAAATTAAAACATAATATAAAATTAACACAATACTCCAAAAAACTTAACAAAGTTCTTATATCACAATCACACAATTCATTATTTTATCAAGGAAATGTAAAGGATGGGGCAAAAACTTTAACAAAGGAAGTAACAGAATCAATTGATGCTGATAGATGTTCAATTTGGTTATATAATTCAGATAAAACCTCAATTATCTGTCAACAACTTTATATTAAAAAAGAAGATGAATGGTATAGTGGGGCGGAAATGTATAAAAAAGATTTTATCGCCTATTTTGAACACTTAGAAATCAATCCGATTATTATTGCAAACAATGCTGAAACTCATACCGCAACATATTGTTTTGTTGAAGGGTATTTGAAACCCCTTGGTATTAAATCTATGTTGGATGTTCCAATTATGTACAGAGGCGATGTAATTGGTGTTGTGTGTATTGAGAGTAAAACATTAAGGGAATGGATTGGATTAGAAGTTAACTTTGCTCAAATGTTATCATCACTATATTCTTTTGCTTATTCGGTTAAAGAAAGTAATATTTTGAGAGGTAATTTACAAGAGTTCGAAAAGTTTGTTGATACATCTGTTTTGGTTTCTAAAGCGGACAATAAAGGTAGAATAACATATGTAAATAAAAAGTTTGAGGAAGTATCTGGATGGTCTTTAGATGAAGTAAGAGGAAAAGACCATAGTATTGTTAATTCGGGTAAACATCCCAAGGAGTTTTGGGCTAATATGTACAAAGATGTTGTCGTTGAGAAAAAGATTTGGAATGAGATTGTTACAAATAGGGATAAAAATGGTAACTTATATTGGGTTGATTCATATATAAAAGGTGATTTTGATGAAAATGGTAAGTTTTTGGGGTATATGTCAATCAGATATGATGTAACAGAAGTCAAGAAAAAAGAAATTGATATAAAAAATAGGATGAATGCTATTAATACATCGAATATGGTTATTGAGTTTGATTTGGATGGTAAAATTATGTTTGCTAATAGTTTATTCTGTGAAAAAATGGGTTATGAAGAAAAAGAATTAAAAGGTAAACATCATAAGATTTTTGTTTCAAAGGAATATTCAAAATCTCCTGAATATAAAGAGTTTTGGAAATTGTTAAAAAGTGGAGAATATGTTACTGATGAGTTTTTAAGGTTTACTAAAGATAAAAACAAAGTTTGGATTCAAGCTTCATATAATCCTGTATTTGATATAGATGGTAAAGTACAAAGAGTAATGAAAATTGCAACAGATATAACTGATAGAATTACACAATCAATAGAAATTGAGAAAAAGAACACTTATTTAGAACACGCAGCAAAGATTCTAAGACACGATATGCACTCAGGTATTAACACATACATACCTAGGGGAGTTAGTTCATTAGAACGAAGATTAACTATTGAACAAATAGAGGAGTTAAAAATAACAGCACCATTTAAAATGATTAAAGATGGGTTGAGCCATGCTCAAAAAGTTTATAAAGGTGTTTATGAATTTACAAACTTAGTAAAAAAAGATGTTGTATTAAATAAAACAGAATGTAATCTAAAAAGTATTTTAGAAAGTTACTTAACAACAACCTCATACAAAAGTCAGGTTCATATCGAGGAATTAATAACTAAAGATGTGAATGAGTCATTGTTTTGTACATCAATTGATAATCTGATAAGAAATGGTTTGAAATATAACGATTCTGATACGAAATTTGTTAAAATATTTATGGAGGGGGATTTGTTAATAATACAAGATAATGGTAGAGGAATCACTCAACAAGATTTCGACCATTTATCAAAACCATATACAAGAAAAGAAGGACAAAAAGAGAGTGGTACAGGATTAGGGTTAAATATTTGTGTTGCAATTTTAGAAGAACACGGATTTGAAATTACATGTGAAAAAAATGATATTGGTACTAAAATGAAAATAAACATAAAATAAAAAAAAAACAAAAAATGATTGATTCGTTAATGTTGGTAGATGATGAGGACTTGTTCCATTTAGTTTTTGAAGACGCTTGTTCTTTATTAGATATTAGTTTATCACTAAAATCATTGAATAGTTCTGATGAAGCCGCTAAACTTTTTCAAAAATGGTTGGGTGGTGATTATTCAGATAGACCTGAGTGTGTATTTGTTGATTTAAATATAATTGGTTCTTCCTTTGATGGTATAGAATTGATTAGAAAGATTAACTTTGAGTATGGTAATAATGTGGTTATAGGGATTATATCCTCATCTAATGAACCTGAAGAACAAGCTAAAGCTGTTCAAGCTGGCGCACAATTTTGGATTATAAAATCTGATGATATCGAACCTAGATTAGAAGAATTCAAAAAAGATTATGAAGGCTATAAAAAAAGAACTGCCTCATTTAAGGTGTATAAATAATGAAATTTAATAAGGAAACAAAACAAGAGTTAATAGAATTACTCGAAAAGAAAAATATTGGTTTAGAAGGTAATATTTTGAAGATTATTGACTCTTCAGATGACCCTGATTTTGCTAAATATGTTGAGAATTGTAAGGATAAAGATAAAGAAACAAGAAAAAAAAGGTTAGAAATAACAAAACAAGTTCAGGAAAAGAACAAAGAACTAATTGAACTCAATACTGAAAATCAAAGAATAATGGATGAACTCCAAGTTTCTTTGAAAGAGGTTGAGGAGGCAAAAATGACTTTCGAAGTTCAAAATAGAGAGTTACTTGCTTGGCAACAAGACAACCAAAGAATGAGTGTGGAACTTCAACAAGAGATGGCCAAGTCAGAATTAGCAAGAATCCAAGCAGAAGAAGCCAAAACTGCAGCGGTTAATGATTTGGATGTTCTACAAAAGAAAAAACAAACCGAATTAATTGGTAACATCGTGAGAATTGCATTAGGTGTTATTATATCTATCGGTATTATAACCACATTTATGTATATTTTGGCTTTAGTAATAAACAAAGATACACAAATGATTGGTTCTACTTGGTCAAATATGTTAGGTATATTATTAACTAACGCATTTAGTATAATCGGTACAATAATGGGGGTTAAATACTCAGGAAAAGAGGAAAAAGAATAAAAAAAAGGGGGTCTATTTCGACCCCTTTTTTAATTTACTAAACTTAGCTTCCCCTTTATAAACATTTTCCACTTCATAGGCATTTCTACCCAATTTTTTGTCATATTTCCATATTTGGATGATATCTCCGTGGTCTATAACAACTTCTGATTTGGTATCTTGTGTCATTTGAGGTTCAGGGTTTAGTTTTTTCGCCATAATTAAATGATTGCTTCAGTAAGTTTTTTTGTAAGATTCAATTCATAAGCTCTTGCCAATCTTGTAAGGCCACAACCCCATCCAAATCTTGGGAAGAAATCCAAAGATAAGAAATGTTCCAATTCTTTTTCTACTCTTTCCTTACCAAATAATTCAAAAAGTTTTGCTGAGTAGTTCCCACCTTCGATTGTGTAGAACATTTCTTTCATACTTTCTTTATCACAACTTCTTTCAGCAGAACCGATTGTTTCTTGACCGAAAAGGATAACATCAACCTTTTGGAATTTGTCACCTTCACCCTTTTGCATATTCCAAAAAGGATTTGTTCTCAATGGGAAGTTTTGAAGTGAGATAGAATCACCGATTTCATTCCACATTTTTGTTTCGTGTTCAGCTTCAAGGATTTCAGTTCCGTATTTTTCACAAAGTTCATTATAATCTACAACTATTGGAATATCAAATCCCAAATATTCTAACATTTCCGCTTGAAGTTTAACCATATCTTCTTTAGTTCCTTTTGTTTCAACTTCGAACATAGGGAAGATTAAGTCGTGACGACCAGGGATTGGGTTTGCTTCTTGTCTGTATGATGTGGAGATACAATATACACCAGGAAATTCAGGATTTAGAAGTAATTCATATTCCAACCACATTTGACCTGTTTGTGGTAAAGGCCAAATTTCACCTGAATATTCAAATTTTGTGATGCTATGTGGATTTTCACAAGCGGCAAGGATTGAAAGTCTAGATTGTGTTGGAACCTCCAAGAAACCTTTGGCTTGGAAAAAGTTTCTCATCTTTTGTACTAACTCGTTGTAGATTTGTGTGTTTTTCATTTTTGTTATTAATTTTGTTTATTGGTTTATAAAAAAAAGCCCCCTAATAATAAGGGGGTTATGAATTAAAAATTGTATATGTTGTTTAGATTGATGTCCATTTTTTTTCTTTTAGGAATAAATACGATAAGATTTTAGAAAAATCAATTTTTTTATAAAAATAATAAAAAAAATTATGTTTTGTCATTAAAACTGACAATTTGTCAGGTTAAAAAGGTTTGGATTAATTTTTTATAACAAATGTTTGTGAGTAGAATTGACTACATAAAAAATAAACAATATAATTCAAACAAAAACGAACAAAATATGAGTAAAATTATTGGAATCGATTTAGGGACTACAAACTCGTGTGTAGCCGTAATGGAAAATGGAGAACCAATTGTAATAACAAACAATGAAGGTAAAAGAACAACCCCTTCAATCATTGGATTTGTTGACAATGGTGAAAGAAAGATTGGAGACCCAGCAAAAAGACAAGCTGTAACCAATCCTGACAAAACAATTTATTCAATCAAACGCTTTATGGGCTCAAATTATGACGAAACCAAGTCAGAGGTTAAGAGAGTTCCTTATAAGGTCGTAAAAGGGAAAAACAACACCCCAAGAGTAGAGATTGATGATAAACAATTCTCACCTCAAGAAATCTCAGCAATGGTGTTACAGAAAATGAAACAAACTGCTGAAGATTATTTGGGTCAAGAAGTAACTGAAGCCGTTATCACAGTTCCTGCTTACTTCAATGATGCTCAAAGACAAGCAACAAAAGAAGCTGGTGAGATTGCGGGTCTGAAAGTTAAGAGAATTATCAATGAACCAACTGCAGCTGCTCTTGCTTATGGTCTTGATAAGAAAAACAAGGACTCTAAAATCGTTGTTTTTGACTGTGGTGGGGGTACACACGATGTATCTGTACTAGAATTAGGTGGTGGTGTATTTGAAGTATTATCAACCGATGGTGATACACACTTAGGTGGTGATGACTTTGACAATGCTATTTCTGATTGGTTAAAAAACGAGTTCAAAAATGAGAACAATGGTGCTTGGAATGATGATTCTATGGCAATCCAAAGGTTAAGAGAGGCAGCTGAGAAGGCAAAAATTGAATTATCTTCATCTCAAAGTACTGAAATTAACTTACCTTACTTTATGGTAATTGATAATCAACCAAAACACCTTGTAAAAACACTTACAAGAGCAAAGTTTGAACAAATTATTGATAAATTGGTTGAAAGAACGATTGCACCTTGTAAATCAGCTCTTAAAAACGCTGGATTGACAATTAATGACATTGATGAGGTTATTTTGGTTGGTGGTTCTACTAGAATCCCTGCAATTCAAGAAGCAGTTAAGAAGTTTTTCGGAAAAGAAGCGTCAAAAGGTGTAAATCCTGACGAAGTTGTTGCTTTGGGTGCTGCGATTCAAGGTGGTGTATTAGCTGGTGATGTAAAAGATGTTCTTTTATTGGATGTTACCCCACTTTCATTAGGAATTGAGACAATGGGTGGTGTAATGACAAGATTAATCGAAGCAAATACAACAATTCCAACCAAAAAGTCACAAATCTTCTCAACTGCGGTAGATAATCAACCTTCTGTTGAAATTCACGTAATACAAGGTGAAAGACCAATGGCAAAAGACAACAGAACTATTGGTAGATTCCATTTAGATGGTATTCCACCATCAATGAGAGGTATTCCTCAAATCGAAGTTACTTTTGACATCGATGCAAATGGTATTATCAATGTTTCGGCCTTAGACAAGGGAACAAACAAACAACAAACGATTAGAATTGAGTCATCATCTGGACTTTCACAAGAAGAAATCGACAGAATGAAGAGAGAAGCTGAGGAAAATGCTGAAAGTGATAAATTAGCTAAAGAAAAAGCTGAAAAAATCAATGAGGCTGATAGTACAATCTTTAATATTGAGAAAACTTTGAAGGATTTGGATGAAAAAATCTCTGATGAACACAAAGAAGAAGTTAAAAAAGGTTTGGAGGAATTAAAAGAGGCTAAAAACACTGGTGAAATTGAAAAAATTGACCCTGCGTTAGATAATGTTAATTCAATTATGCAAAAAATTACCCAAGAACTTTATAGTAATGTGAGTGAACAAACTGAAAACACTGATGGTTTTACAGGTTCAGATGTAGAGTTTGAAGAAGTAAAGTAAAACAAAAAACCCCTGACTATTCGTTGGGGGTTTCTTCTTTTTGTTCTTCAGTTTTCTTTTCTTTTTGGATTTGGTGAATAATATAACCTGAGATTGCAAACTCAACACCTGCCCACATAATCAAATCAGTCATTGTTAGAACTGAATGTTTTTCTAATAAAAAGAAAATCATTCCCCATTGTGCAATGATGAAAGCGATTCCGGACTCAATCCTTTTTTTGGAAAAAAATGATTCTTTAGATGAATACATATTAGTAACTTCTCTAATTAACCATTTAATATTTTCCCATCCGAAAAATAGTTTGTTTTTCATAGTAAATTTTCTTAATAAATAGGATATAAAAGAAAAAGAGGACGTAGCGATGTCCTCTTTTTTTGTTGCCGTAACAGCAAACGGTCCTAATAGTCCTCCTAAGAGGTTAGATTATTCACCTTTAACTAAAGCCAAAGCTCTTTTCAGGTATTCTTTCGCTCTTGGTGATGGAGTTAATTCATCATCTTTAGTTTGAAGATTTAAAACTCTCTCAATATCTTTAACAAGTTCAGTTCCGTGTTCGTTTTCTTTGTATAATTCAATAATTTTGTCCATAGCTTTATTACAACCACCTGTTGTTTCATCGTAATAATTTTTGTTTCTGAACTTATTTAAATGGTGCATCATATCGTAAGCTAAGTGAGAACCACCATCTTTGATGTCTTTGAATAATCTTAAATTATTCAAAATACCTAAAGTATCTACCATAGAATTAACTCCCATTTTTCTTTTTGTAACACCAGGTGCGTATGTTACATACTCTCCAGCATTTCCTACAATTTCCTCCAATGGCATAATATTTTCAGGAACACATCTAACTTTTTTTTCTTCCTTTGGTTCAGACGTTTCCATTTGTTCCATTAATTTTTGTCGGATAACTTTACGTATATTAGATTCTTTTATATTGTAACCTTTCATAAACTTTTTTCTTTATAAATATAACAAGATTAACAAAATAAAAAAATCCCTCAATCGATGGACTCATCTTTTTTTTCTATTACTTTTTCTATTTTTTTGTTATTCAATAAATGGTCAATCCATATATCAAAAATTAAAAAATAAATCCACCAAGTTAATAATGAAATAGGATATGTTTCGGGATAATAATAAGTCATACACATTAGATAAAATACTTTAGCAAAAATGTATATTCTTATAAAGGTATGAACGATTAAAAATAAAATTAGTAACATAGTCATTTATTAATTGTGATTATAAAATATCATTACTAATATAAGGATATTTATTTTAAAAACAAAATATATGAGTACCAAGTTAGATAACTTAATAAAGAAAGTTCTAAGAGAATCACTAAATCCGGTAATGAAATTGACTGAACATTGTATGATTTCTGAGGATTTAAAATATCATTTGGAAAATAAGATTCCATTGAATGAAAATATTTTTAGAATATACTCTGAGAAATATTTTAAGTTAATTAATGAGGTAAGAAACTTATATTATGATGGTAAAATAGAATTGAATGAAGAGGACACTTGGTTGGTTGAGTCAGATTTAGGTAAAAAAGTTTTATTAGAAAATGGGGATGAGGTATGGTTAGATGCTCCAATGTATGAAGAGGAAGTTGAAGAATTATTGTTTGAAGCAAAACATCACGGAAAAAATGTTAAACTTAATTCACCATTTAGAACACCAGGAGGACCTAAAAAGTTTGCGGTATATGTTAAAACACCAAAAGGAACAATCAAGAAAGTAACATTTGGTGACCCCAACCTAAAGGTGAGAAATAGAAATCCAAAAGCAGCAAAATCATTTAGAGCAAGACATAAGTGTGACCAAAAGAAAGATAGAACAACTGCTGGTTATTGGAGTTGTAATGTTGGTCGACACGCAAAAAAATTGGGTTTAAAGTCAAGTGCTAGTTGGTAATGGAAAAACTACCTTTCGAACAAGAAATAATTGGTAATAAACGATTAAGAACATTTTCACCTGATGTTGACGATGAGGAATTAAAATGGCATCGTGATAGGGAAAATAGATTAGTTGAAATATTGGATGGGGATGATTGGTTTTTACAAATGGACAACGAATTCCCTAAAAAATTAGTTATTGGTGAAAAGTATTATATACCTGAAGGTGTATATCATAGAGTAATAAAAGGTAATCAAGAATTAAAAGTCCTGATTACCTTTGTTTGATATTACTTATTAAATCTTTTCAAAGCATTTTCTGTTATAAACACATATTCGGTTTCTTTGAGCTCCTCAAGTGTTTTTGAATTAGTATAAGACATTGCTGATTTTAGATAGTCTACAAGATTTTCAATCCATTTATCTAATGTATATTCTACCTTATTGTATTTCGTAATACCCTCAGATGTAATCAACTTATTTTTACCCCACTTTCTTTGTACTTCTTTTGTACTCATTCCTCTAAATTTCTTATACATAAACTTTCTAAGGAATTTGAAATTATTCCAAACATATTTGGAGGTATTTTCATTTAATGGAATGAGTTTACCTAAATAAACAGGAGAACAAGATTCCAATGTTTTGTTTAATACTCCACCTAACATCACATAATCGGCACCAAGGGCTAATGCTTTGATAATATCATCATAGTTTCTAAATCCACCATCAGCAACAATATTTGTTGTATAACCTCTTTTCTTTTTGATGTTATAACACTCTGATATTAAAGAAGCCATTGGATAATGCACACCAGTATTTGCTGAAGTTAAACATCCTGAACCACCACCAATACCAACTCTAATATAATCGACACCAAGTTCGGCAAATAACTCGTATGTATTAGGATTTGCAATATTTCCAATCATTAATTGGTTTGTACTTTTCATATTTTCAGTGAAATACTTACACAAGTCATATAGTTTTGACATATGACCATTTGCAATATCAACCAATATCCTTTTTTGATGAACCATAGTACCATAAGTTTTATGTTTATGTATCATTAATTCAAAGTCTGATAAAGAAATTGACCAAAATGTATTGTCGTAGTATGGCCTTTCACCTCTAGGTAAACATACCTCAAGGTTTTCATCTAGGAATATTTCGTAATTTTCTTTGTTAACTACAGTGTCCATTGGACTAACTATGATTGGGAGAGACCCCTCTGGTGTGAAAATATTAATTTCACTTCTTGATGATATTGTGGAAATTGTTTCAGGAACTAGTGTAATGTCCTTAAAGTCGAATTTTTGCATAATTTATCCTTTTTGATTTAAGGATAAAATATAAATCTTGAAAACTCAAATATTATGATTTGAATCTTTTAACTAATTTGGATAATAATTCTTTGAAGATGATACCTGAAAGTGTTAAACCTGTAAAACTAATAATTCTGATAGCTAATTGTTTCAAATCCACATTTTCAGTACTTCCATCTTCAACCATTTGATATATCATAGGTAATATTGGGATAATAAAAGTATAGCTTAACATATTTGTTATTTTGTGGAAAGTTAAACCCAAGCTATCAATAAAATTGATAAATGTATTTGTGAATGTATCAGTTTTTTTCAATATTCTATCAAAAATCCCACTCAAACCATCCTCTTGTATTTTTGTATAGATTTTTGTAACAATTTTTTTGTTGTCTATAAAATATGTTGCAATTATACCAATCAAAATTAAAACTAACTCGTTCTCATCAATCTCAGGATATTTTCCTCTTACGAAATCTTCAACAGGACCCATAAAACCACCAATACCAGCACCCCAAGTTAATAAAAATTGTAAGTTCATACCAATTTGGTCTTGAGCTTCATTTACAATTTTTTTTACCCTTTCAGTATTTTGTTTGATTAAATTACCAAGTTCCTCACCAGTACTTTCAGTGATAATTATTCTTTTTTGTTGTTCGGTGATTATAATTTTCATAATAATAAATATTGTATAAATATTTATATACAAAACTAAAATTATGATTAATCCAGAATTAAAGGTTGGTGATAGAGTTATTCTACTAACTATGGAAGGTGAACCAAATATGACTTACGAAGGAGGTGTTGTTGTTCCTATAGATAAGTTTAATAATCCATATGTAGTTGTGTTTGGACACAAACAATATAATGTCAAATGGGATAATGGCAGAACTTATAATTTATTAGAAGATGCTGATAAGTGGATGTATGAAAAAGATTTTAACAAAAAAAAGAAAAAGAAAAAAATAGAAGAAAGTTATACCATAACAAAAAAACAATTATTGGATAACATTTGATTAAACAAAATAGTTTATAGTATTTATTAAAAAAAAACAATATGCAAAAGTTTATAATTTCTGAATCAGATAGAAGTCATATTTTAAATTTATATGGTATCGTAAAGGATGAGGTAAGACCTTTACAAAAATTGTTAGAGTGTAAGTACACACCTGATGGAAAATATATTATGTATGAAAACAAAATATATTCTTGTCAAACAGGTGAAGAAGTTCCAATTATGGAAGGTTGGAGTATCAGTGATATTCTTCATACGGGGGCTGATTTATTGTCTGCTGGAATGGACTTCGTAATTCCCGGTTCAGGAGCTATCGTAGATGCTTTGAATGCCCTCAGTTACATTATAGAAGCTCAATTTAAACCTGCTGAGGAGAGAGATTCACTATACACTATGGCAGCAATAACTTTTGCTTTTGTAATATTACCCGGTCCACTACAAGCTGTTGCCCCAGTTTTAAAAAATGCAATAAAAACAGGTAGAGGATTTGCTTCAAAGGCTGTTTTGGGCGCGTTAGAAATTATTGGAAAAAATTTAGGAACAATTCTTGGTGGTATAAAAAATTTACTTCAAAAAGCATTACAATCAAAGTTAGCTAGAAATATTTTAGGTAAACATGGAGATAATATATCCAAGTATATTCAAAAATTTTACGATAGAGTAAAAACTATTTTTGATGGTGTTTTGGCAAAAGCTAAAGGTACAAAAACACCTGGAGTTAAAGCCACTGCCGATGATGTTGTTAAAAAACCTGGTTTGTTGAAAACAACAGCAAAAGAACTAGGACAACTAACATTAAGTAAACAACTTAAAGTTAGGTTGCAAAACTTCTTTAAAAAATTACCAAAAATAAAAAGTGGTCCTCTTTTTTTGAGGAAGTTGGGGTTTGTTCCTGGTAAAACTTATCGTTTAAAAGGTGCTGCCTTCAAAACGGACAAAATAATGATTGATAATGTCACCGATTCTAAAGTACTTGTTACTTATATTTCAAAAAATGGTGAAAAAATACCCGCAGAAATGTCTATCGAGAAATTTACGAAAGATGCCATTGGAGCACCTTGGAGTAGAAGAGGGTATTCTGTTGCAGTTCCATTTTTTGTCAAAAGAACTGCTGATTTGTTAAATAGTGATGGTAGTGATATAAATTATGATATACTAAATAGTATACCTGATGCTAACCCTGACCAAACATCTGCAGAATCATTAGCATTTATGGGTGAAGAGGTTGCTGAATTTGAAGGTGATACTGGTGCTTACACTATTCAAGGGAATGTAAAAACATTCCAAGATGGGTTACAATTGTTAGGATATAAGTTAGCTAGATTTGGTGCGGATGGAAAATTTGGTGCTGAAACACAAGAACAATTAAAAAAATTCCAAACAGATAATGGATTAACAACCTCAATTGGTAAAATGGATAGATTGACAGCGAAAAAAATAGCTGAATTACTAAAAACAAAAAATATTCCTAATTCTCAGGAAATACAAAATCAACTTAATAAAATTTAAAATATGAACGCTTATTTTTTCAAAATGAACCAAGCAGAACGAAATGATATTTTAGACCAACACAGAAAGGTTTATGATGGTTTCGTGACCACATATGGACAACAAATAAATCAACAACCATTATATGTCCAAGATTTTGCAAATGACAAACAAGGTCTTACTGTAAGTAACAAGGGTGTTGTCAAAACATATACAAATATGAATATCAACGAATCTGATGCAATGACAGGTGCAAAATACTTACCTGATATTTCATTTGATTTTGGTGGCCCTGATGATGAATTTGAGTCAGAATATGTTGGTTTTGATGGTAGAGATATGATTGGTGATAGTAGTTCTGATATGGAACACGGAACATTTGATGATGAAGATGACGAGGTTACATATGAATTACATTTTGATGATGAAGATGATGAACCATCATTCAGTAAAATTTCAGTATTGGGTTTTGACGAAAATTTAGATGAGGAGATGGTTGAACCATTACAAGAGCAAGTCAACAAAACATTAGAAATGTTTAAAAAATTTAAAAATTACTAAAATGGAAATTGTAGAAGTAATAACATTTCATCTGAATAATTTGGAAGAAGTATTAGAAGTTACTTTTAGAACTAACACTGATTCTGAAGAAATGTGTAGAGAGACAAAAATACCATTTATCGACATTTCTGATTTTGGTTATAAATTTCATAATGATATACCTGATGAATTATTTGAAGAAGATAATGATGAATATTATGAAGATTTTGAGGATGATGACTTATTTGTTGATGAAAATGAAATCCTTTCATTCCTAAATGAATATTTCGTTCTATTTATAGATAAATTACCTAAACCTGAAATTTTTTAATGGGACAATACGAAATAGATACTCTTATTTCTTTGATGAAAAGATACACAACCAAAAAAAATGATGGTGAAATTGATGAACAAGACGCACCAGCAGGTGGAGGTGGTACTGGTGGAGGTACAAAATACCCAACCGTTACTAAGTGGGAATCAGGCGCAACAAGGGGTTTAGCAAATCCCATTGGTTTAACTAAATGGAGAGATGTCTATAAAATAACGAGAGGTAAAGCAAATACACTACTTTAGACAATGAATACGGAATTAAAAATACAAAGTATAACATATGATTTACAATATTTTTTCACTGATAAAGGTATTGTAAAAATTTCATTAGATGAAAATGAAAATATCCTCGAATATAACTCTCAGAATCTAAAATTAGGTCTCGATATTTTAAAGGAAAATCTCCAAGTTAAATTTGATATGGGATTGATAAATGAGAATGATTATATTTATTCCGCAAGAAAGTTCCTATATGAATCAATGAATATTGGGAGTATCAAAAATCAAATTTCTGTGATTAATGAGTGGGAAAATAAATATGGAAAAAATCTTTTGTTTATCAATGAAAGTTCAGATAGAACTGATTTAAGAAAAGTTTTTGAAAATAGTTGGAAAGGTTTAAATACTTTATATGCTGAAAGGTTGATTGACTCACTAATATTAGAAAGAACTTGGTTACAATGGGGTTGGGATAATATAAAATCTACGATTTCAAAAGCATTTACTTGTGCTAAAGGTAGTGGATATATTGATTGTTTTATGGAAGGTTTAAGAACAATCGCAACCTCATTTTTGGGGGTAGCTGTTTTGACTGGTGTATCATTCATCCCTGTAATAGGAACAATCCCTAACGTAATAATTTTTGGAGCGTTATTAATTTATGATATCTATAAAATGATGTCTGGAAAAAAATGGAGTATTTCAGATATCATAGTTGATATTGTATCATTATTGGCACCAGCTTTAGCTAAAGGTTTAGGAGCATATACAAAAGGTTTGACTAACTTTTATGGATTAGGAACGTTGGCCGGGAAGGGCACATTTGGAAAAGTAATCCAAACAATTTCTAAAGGTATTGGAAAATTAGCAACTTATATTGGTGAAAGTGTAGCTTACTTTTCAAGTAAGTTAGGTATAAAATGGTTAGGTGATATGGCAAAATATGCGTATAATGGTCTTACTAAAATAAGTTCAGATATTTCAGCGGGACAAAAGGCCGCTAATAAAGAAACTAAGAAATCTGAAAAATCTAAGTCAGCTACTGAATTACTTAAAGACGTGCCTGAAAGTTGGAAAAAATATCCTTGTGTTGCGTTGTCTAAGAATGTAAAACAAAAGAAAACAAGTGATGGTACTATAGTTTATGAAGGTGGTGGTTTTGTGTGGTTTGATAATGGTAAAAAAATTGACCCCAAAACTGAGGAGGTTTCATCATATTCTTGTACACCAGATGGAAAAGTTAAATCTGGTGAATCTGAAAAAAAATCATTAGGTTTATTTGGTGCTCTGTTAGGACCTGATGGACTGAAAAAACAAATTATGTATAATAAATGTGATGATTTCCCATTTGAAGTTGGTTGTATTAATGATAAAATAAAGAGAGTCCAAAGTTGTTTGGAAGTCACAATTGATGGTAAGTTTACACCAACATTAAAAGAAAAAATGGTGGAAAAGGGTTATGGTGAAATCCTTACAACATCAGTATATGATAAAATTATGAAAGATTGTGGTGCTGCACCTGAAGGTTCTGCATTACCTACAGCAGGATTTGCAAAAGACATATAATATTTATAGTTAAATTAGGATATGAATAAGTATAAAATTTTCGAACAATATAAACAAGATGAACCTTTAGAAAAGTTCAAAGCTATAGAAAACCCAGTTTTGAGAGCAGCTGCCGCGGCGAATTGTTTCCCTGAAGGATATGTAATTACTCAACATCCAGAAACAAATGAATTAGTTATTTCGGCTTTGAGTAAAAAACCTGAAAACGCGAACAACAAGTTTGTTTATTACAAACCAGATTACACTTTAGAATATCGTACAACAAATGATAAAACAGGTAAAGTAGCTAGAACTTCAAAATGGAGTTGTTATGCTTTGTTAGAACGAACAAATCCTGAGACATCAAAAGTTCAACAAGAATTGTTATCAGCTTTAGAAAATAGTTTAGGTTGGAAACAATTTGCAAGTGTACAAGGTAATGGCATATTAAATTATGATATAACTGATGTTGCGAAAGACCCAGACTTAAAACCTGGTGGTATGTATTATAATGTTGTAAAAGGATTACAACAATATATGGATGATTTAGTTAGTTCTAATAGACCATTCTATATGTGGAAAACTAAAAAGAAGGGGGTTGGAATTAAAAAAATGGAAGATGAACAAATAAGAATTTTAGCACTTCCTGAGTTTTCGGGGTACCAGATTTGTTCAGTACCTGAACCTGAAAAGGGACCTGACGACATTATCGACATCGACATTAAGTATCCTGATTACTTTGAAAAAGGTACTAAACTTTGTAAGCCTATGTCTGATTTTTCCCCTAAACAGATTTATAGTAAAACCTTATCATTGGTAGAAAAACTAGGTAAAGGGGCTAACAAAAAAGATTGTAGAAACCTAATTTTGTCCTATTACGAATTGATTCAAAAAGAAATTCCAATTAACCAAAACACTATTGACAAAATAAAACCAATTGTAAGAAATTGTTCAACTGCAATAAATTTTCCTGGTCTTAAAGATAAAATACAATATATGCAACGAATAAAAATTAGAGGTGGACAAGGTAATATATTAAATTATAGCCTTAAAGAATCAAAGAATGATGAACTTTCTACACTAGTATCAGAAAGTTTAACAAGATTGAAAATTCAAAAAACAAAGAAGTTTATTACTGAAGGAAGAGAAGTAAGAAAAAGAATTGAATTCATTTTCGAAAGTATTGAGGTAAAGAATAGAAAGGATATTGAACTATTAGCTGATTGTTTATTGGGTGAAATGGTAAGATTGAGAAACGAGGGGTTTGATGAAATGATAATCAGTGAACAGATGGGTTTATTATCAAACCTCACTAATTTTTTTACAGGTGGAAAAGGTGGTGACTTTTTATCAGGTCTAAAGGGTGCTGCAGGTGGAGGTTTAATGTCAACCGTTATTGAAACTATAGCAGGTGGTATCCTAAAAACAATGGGTATCGACCCTAAAGGAACTTTGGGTACTTTAATTTTAAAAACAATTACAAACCTAACACCAGCTGACTTCCCTAAATTAAGTGATTGTAGATTTGTTTCAGGTTTAATCACAAAAAGTGTAATGGAAACTATTGCGGCTGAAGCGACAAAAAGTATTGGTGGAAAAACTATGGTTGGAAGTTTTATCGAAAACACTCTATTCGAATTAGGTGAAGAAAGTGAAATATTCCAATCAATTAAGAACTTTATTGGTGATAAAATTGTTTGTCCATACCTAGAAGGTAAAGGTGGAAATGTTTTATCAAGTATTTTTGGAAAAAAATAATTTTAAAGAAACCTGTGAGGTAGGACTCACATGGGATAAACTCGACTAAAGAAAGGGAGGTATCCAACATCTACCAAAAGGACGTTTACACGTCCTTTTGTGTTTAATAGAATGTTGTTTTGAATTCTTCCCAAATATCCCCAACTGATGAATTGATTATATCTGAAAATATAGTTGGTTCATAAGGTTTAATATTCATTTTCATATTTGCCTCGTCTGGTGTTCTATCACCCTTCAATCTATTACAAGATGAACAACAAGTTACTAAGTTCATCCAAGTATTTTGTCCACCTTTAGATTTTGGTATAATATGGTCTATTGTAAGGTTTCTTTTACTTCCACAATAAGTACATTCGTGACCATCACGTTTATATAATCTATGTCTATTGATTTTCAATTTATGAACTCTGAACTTGACAAAGTTTAATAATCTGATAATTAATGGACGTATAAATTCACCCATACCTGATAATAAGGGTTTGTCACTCGCTTTTAACACTTCAGCTTTTCCTTTACTTACTAAAGTAAATCCTTTATAAACACTAGTTACATTAATAGGTGTAAAATCCGCATTCAATACTAGTACCTTTTCCATATGAATATTTTTTTTCTTTCAATTATAAATATTTTTTTTTGAAAGAATAACTAGTTATCAAAAACTTTTACTACATTTGTATAATCAAAAGAAATAAATCATATGAAAACATTATTGAATCTTGCTGTTGTTGTATTTTTCATCTACATTTTGAAGGATGTTAACTTTGATAATTTAGCTAAGGATGTTACCGAACAACCAAATCCTACACAATTTGATTCTTCATCACATAATGTAAGGGTATCCGATAATATTAAAATAAATCGGTCATTCAAGATAATTTGTTTGGGTGATGTAAATATTGATGAGTTACAAGATACAATAAATGAGGTTATCAATATTTTTAGTTCCCAAGGTATTAAAGTTGATTTTGAATATCACTCACAAATAGAATCAATCAGTGAATTTATGATTACAGATGATTTTGGTAATTTGACTGAAATTATGGATAATCAAAAGTTATTACAAACATATTCAGAATATACCTCAGTTGTTTTCTTGACAGATAAAAGATTGTTTGATAGTAATATAAGAGATTATGTTAGAGGATATTCCACAGGTTTTAATATATCGGTAAGAGTGGGTAATGGGTTTATAAAAGAAACTATGGTACACGAGTTAGGTCACATTCTTGGTTTGAAACATTGTGACGATTTATCTTGTGTAATGGCTATAAATAATGATGATTATGATACTGGTCTTTTTTGTAAAAAATGTAAAAACACTTTGAACATATATGAGTAATCCAAAAGAAAAAATGAAACAATTCTATACTGAAAATGGTATAGTAGAAACATCCAAAGTAACAGGTTTATCCTATCAACGATTAATTGATGAACTTGACTTGAAGTACAAAAAATTTGAAGATATCCAATTCACACCCCATCCTATGAGTGGTGTAAGAAGTGTAACTATGTTCGAAAATGGTTATGGTGCTTCAGTGGTTTCCCATCCAATGTCCTATGGTGGAAAGATGGGTTTATATGAAATGGCTGTACTTGACAAAAATGGTGAATTAACCTATACTACACCAATAACTGATGATGTCATAGGTTACCTCACACCTGAACAAGTGACAGAAAAATTAATTCAAATACAAGATTTAAAAAATTAAAATTATGCCAACCTTTTATCAAGATGTAGAAGCTGAAGTAGATATTGATGTTGAAGAATTTGTTGACTCATGTTCAGGTAGAGAAATCGAAAAACTAATTCGTTATTTGGTTGAAGATGGTAGTTTACCAAAAACACTTACTACTTATACCCAAACACAAAATTTATCACTTAATGACACCTTATGGTACGAAACCATAGAAAAAATTAGAAGTAATCGGTTAACTCTAACAGATGAGGAAATTGATATAATTGAGAATATTGCAAAACGATTTTAATTATGTATATTATTGTAAAACACATCAAAACAGACCACAATACGACTTTACCTGTTGTATTAGTTGATACACAATGTGAAGTATTAGAATTTGAAACTATTGAGGAGGCTGAAAATATGAAGAATCTTTTCGAAACTAATTCCGACTCAGGTTACAAATACGAAGTAAAAAAGATTTAAAAGTCCTTGACAAATCAAAAACGATTACTTAAGTTTTAAAACACAATTAAACGAAACGATATGAACTTCATTGATGCCTTACAATCAGAGGACACTTACACGGAAAATGGAATGGTAACTAATTCTTCAACTTTGAACGAATGTGTAAACCTATTCTTTACTATTGGTGCTATGAGAAAACAAGATAAGGAAAGACTTATCTCAACATTCTCAAAAGCTTTCAATGAGAATCCGTTGTCAGCATTGAAAATCCTATTTTGGGTTAGAGATGTAAGAGGTGGAGCAGGTGAAAGACAAATCTTCCGAGATATCATCAAGTATCTTGTGGAGAATCATCCAAATGTTGTTCAAAAGAACATCCAAGCAATACCATACTTTGGTAGATGGGATGACCTTTCAGTTCTTTTTGGTACCAAGTTGGAAGCTGAGGCAACCAGAATGTTTGTAAGTGGTCTTATTGTAGAAAATGGACTATGTGCAAAGTGGATACCAAGAAAGGGTGTTATTTTCAACGCAATTAGAAAAGCATTGAATACCACCCCTAAAAACCTCCGTAAATTATTGGTAGGAGTTTCCAACACTGTCGAACAAAAGATGTGTGCAAACCAATGGACTGAGATTGAGTACTCAAAAACTCCATCTTTGGCTATGGGTAGATACACAAAGGCTTTTGCTAAACACGACACAACTGGATTCACTGAGTATTTAGAAAAACTAAAGAAAGGTGAAACCAAAGTGAATGCTGGTGCTATATATCCTTATAACATTGTTCAAACAATGAAACAAGGTAGTTGGGAATTGG